CTTGATAGTTCTACCAATTTCTAGATATCCATTTCCAATAGCCTCGACATCTGTATAAACTTTTTTCATGGTTGTTGTAAAACTATCGTCGTCATTCAGGCTTTCTAGCCAATCATGCATTTCAATCTTTGCTCTTTCAATTCTATTTCTTGCACGGCTAACTGCTGCACTGTCCATGCTGGATTCTAACTTTAACATTGTTCTTGGAGAAACCTCAAAGTCGTATCCAAGGCCAACAATATTTTCTACCTTAGCATCAATAGCAGCATGATTTGCAAAAGATGTATCGTAATAATTTGCTAGTTCGTATACGTTCCATGGTGGAGTAATAACATCAAAAATTCCATATCCATTTCTATATACAGTTCCTGGATTAATCTGATTAGATTGTGCACCATTGAGACCTGTAGATGTTGCGCTTGCACTATCTAGGTATTCTGGAGTTACAAAATTTTTCTCCAGTCTATTTTCACGTCTTCTAAAGTTTGTATCAATACCTGAAATATTTTTTAACTCATCCCAGGACTTTATAAATGGATCGGAGTCTTTAAATAGATCGTCGTTTTTAGCAATGCTATCAATCTTTGTATGAACTATGTATTCGTTGTCTTCGCTCATTCGTCAAACGCTTCCTTTCCATATGTATCTAATGTGTCTTGTGCTGCTTTCCATGCACCAAGGTCGTTCATTGATGGGATATAACCTTCTTTTAGTCTATCCATCTGCTCTGAATGCTCTTCATCTGAAATTCTTGTAAGACCTGGAACAAAAATTGCCTGACCATCTCCAACATCTCCATAGTGGATTGCTGCTTTACGTAGTTTAGAAATTTGCTCAATATCGCCACGCATTGATTCAATATTTAATACGGATCCCTGTCCATCGGTAAACCACTTTCCGTTAGACTTCTTATAAACATAAAGACCCCAGTCATAATTTTTTTCAATGACCTTTTTTCTAACATTTCCTACAATAGGCTTGCCAGTTTTTTGATTAATTAATGGATTATTTGTAATACTCATAACCACAAGTATACCAGATTATACAGGTGTGTTAACCGTAGACTGCCACTGAACCCCAGTAAACACTCTGATTGGACTCTGTGTAAACGTAATGTCTTCTTGTGTAGAGTCAAAAATGATCTTGTTTGTGCCAATATATGATGTATATACGTCTTTTGGATTAACACCATATAGATTTGACAGTGCAGTTACTAGTACCCCATCCCAAATATAGTTATTTGCCCAATATTCCCAAAAAATATCACTAATGCCATCATTTTTTACCTTAAGCCATGGCCTATAGGTTTTACTCTGAATCTGTTGCAATGTTGTGGCTTGATAATATGTAATGTTATTATAAACAAAAGGACCATTAAGGTTAATTGACCCAGCCTGATTGTCTAGGTTTAAACTATTGCTGAAAGATATTCCAAGGACAAACCACTCCTTACAATTAATGACTGGCTCTCTTGTTAGTTTGCCATTAACATAAAAAGCAAGTCCATTAACGACTGAAGAATTGTTTTTGCTAACTGCAAATATTTTTGCTCTATTTCCTAAAGTACTATTAGCAACTGCAAATAATTTTAAAGTATCCCCTTTATATGCAATCTCTAACAACTGAACTGGGCCGAACGGGAACTTATCAAAGTCATACCTTATCCATGACTGCATTGCGTTAACTCGATAGTTAGATATTGCGTTTTGATTAAGTGGGATAGAGACACCTCTATTAATAAAAGGACTAAACTCACCCCTTATTTCAATTCCACTATTTCTTGTAGTATACAAATATGGAGTACTATTCTTATAAATACTTATTGGATTTTTAGACTTATAGTCATAATAAATTCCGCTTTGTCTATATGGATACATGTTAATTCCGAATCGTGTCCCAATTGGATTAAACGTGTTATGGTCTAATGCTCTAGAAGATACTTGAAGATTTTTAATGGCAAGTGGTTTAGAAAATATACCACGCAGATTAAACTCTAAATGCGTAACAAGTGCCAAGTCATTAAAGTCAACATCTGATGGTGGATAAATAATGGTGTTATCTGCAACCTCAAACAATGTTGTAAGCCAATTTGAATAATCAGAAAAATCAAGCACTTTATCTCTTGGTATTTTATTAATTATAGAATAATCCTGCACAGTGTTGTTGGCACCGTTGGCAATATATTGCAATGTAACATATGATCTGACATTCGCACCAGATGCGTCTAGCCAGTATTCTTTGCTAGATGCTTGCTCTAAATCTTCATAGTTTGCCCAACCAGTAAACAAGAAGTTATCTAGTTGACTATATTGTCTTTGTACAGGATGATCGTACGTTGTATCAAGCAAATCATATGACCAAGTGCCAGGATTTTCTGTTTCTGTCACTATTGATGGAGATGGATAGTCTAGGTTATATTGTAAAAAATCTAAATCATAAAAATCATTTCCATCATTGTCTTTAATATATGATGCAAAATAAGTTAATGGTATATAATCTTGCCAGTATCCAGAAATACCTATGTCTACATAAAATACCCCATATTCTATTTCTGGTATTAATGTATAACTTGCTGTATGATCAAACAACTCAATAGATGATTCTGTTAATACAAACCCCATAGAGTCAAAATGATCTACTAACTTATTAGCGTTGTATGCACTTGATAATCCGACTGAATAAATTTTTCCTTCAAAGGGATATAGTCCAGATGGGTTTCCGCCAATATATATTTTTAAGTTATTTTTATTTCCAAAAAATGATAATAAGTTTTGTCCAAAATAGTCAGATACGGTATCTAGTTTAACACCTACAGAATTTTTTGTACTTAATTCATAATTTTCAATTGAATTTAATTCTTGTACTATACCATTGTACAAGAACGTATATTTAATATCCTGCCCAGATGTTATTGCCTTAAATGAATTTATAGAGTCTGTAATTTCAAATAAAATTTGATCATGTGATTCAATATATTCGTTGTTTTCAAATACAACGTAAAGTGAGTGCAACTCATCACTTAAAACATTAAACTTTGAAAATGCAAGATATGTATTTAAATTATCCCAAGATGCATTAGGTCTAAATGTAATATATTTATCTCCAGGTGATTGTATTTCCTGACAATCCAAATATAGTGTTTCAAGATTTTTATTGTCTAGATAAAACTCTGGCAACTCGTAATTTGGATATGACAAAGACATTGAAGAGATGCTCATATTGTCAAATGTACCCTGTGACCAAGATCCGTGTGCTGGATAATTATAGTTTGCTGTATACCCAGCAAATGGATAGTCTATATATGCTGTTTGTCCATTGTATGCTGAGTTAATATCTTCTGGTGACAAAACTGCCTGACCAAATACCCACCTTCTTTTTGCCATTGATATTGGTATTTGATAAGAATAAATAGAAACAGAGTCAATTTCAAATGGCTCAATGTTTAAATAAGAATAAAACCCAAGCCAATCGTTAGACTTTAAGCCTGTATATTCTGAAGGAAGAACAAGGGATTCAGTATCTATTGTCATCCTAATAACTTCTTCTCCATTAATTAAAACGCTAACTGAATCTTTAATAAGTCTAATATGTATTAACATTGGCCTATACCATTGTCCTACGAAGTGAGAAGAAAAATAATCTCCGATAACCATTGTGATAAAACCATCTTCAACATACAGCCCATCGTTAGAACTAATTGGACCAAATATTTTTTGTGGATCTTTTGCCTGTGAATTTATTTTCATCCATATTTCTACTGTGTAATCGTTATATCTTCCAGACTCATTTAAAAATCCTAAACCTGGAATAATAAATGATGGATTGTTTGTATTTGTCATTAACTTTGTAACACCAGACCCACCAAAAACAATTGGGATGCTGTCATTCTGACAATACAGATGATTTGTATTTGCTAGGTAATATCCGCTCTTATTTCCAAGTCCATACGCATTTGCTTCATAGCATTTTGTTATATTAGAAAGGTTAATGTTAGATGGGAAGTTATTTAGTGATATTCCA